TCTAATGCATTATCAAATGTTCTCACTTTAGGTTGGTTTCTATCAAAGTAATGTACTTTAATATGTTTATATACACTCATTTTTACTCCTGCCCCCTCCCTTTCGGGAGGAGGACTTGGTTGTTATACTATGTCTATATCTCTAGTAGACCCTCTAGGGTTAAACTCCCCTTCAGTTCCATTAGAAGCTCTTCTGATTTGAAGACCTCGTTTTCGAGTCCCTATCATGAAGTAGCCAATATATAGCTCACCTTTGTTTTTCTCGACTTCATCTGTGTAGATGCTATCGAATACCATGCCTTCGGCTGATATTGGTTTGCCTTTGTAGCCAACCATTACTTTTGAGCCTTTAGCTGTTATTTTCATAACATGGGCTAATAGTTTTTTAGCTTCAGTAGGTAGGTACCAATTATACCTGTCCTCGTACTGTTCGCTGTCGGTAACTCTCAAAACATGTTGAGCTCCACCTTTTAAGCCAACGTATAACCTTACTCTGTTTTCAGATAAGACTATGTTGTCTTTTTTATTTTCTTCCATAGTTTTTACTCCTATGATTTTCGTTCTTGGTCAGCTTGTGCTTTCCATGATTAAACCCTGACACATCTAAAAATAATTTCTGCTCGCTTGATTTTAAAGGGCTGTAGCCTATTAGAAATAAGATAGTAAATTTATTAAGTGGCACAGGGAGGGTAGTCGGACTGCGTGCCGACACCTGCCCCCCATATAAGTAAACCTCTCATAACAAGAGCCAAAAAACAAAGATGTAAAGTTTGGGCACCCATCTTGACATATCCGTTGAAATACAATAGGTTTGAACTCATGGATACACTACCATTAAGACACACCAAGTGGTCTGACCGTCTAGCTTTCGATATGGCATTGTTGCTAGAAGGCTCAGGTGAAACCCTAGATGAGCTTAGAGTTAGACACCACATCAGTATTGATGACTTAACTAAATTCAACAAAGACAGCGTATACCTAAAGAAAGTAGAATCTTACAGAGCTGAGATTGTAGAAAAGGGTATGACGTTTAAACTCAAGGCTCGAGCACAAGCAGAAGAATTACTTACTACAAGTTGGACTATGATACATAGCCCTGAAACATCTTCAGCAGTTAAAGCAGATTTAATTAAGTCCACTGTCAAATGGGGTGGGCTAGAGACCAGTAATGCAAACACGGAGGATGCTAGTGGAGGAGTTAAAATTACGATTAATCTCGGGGGGCAAGAACACCCAACAACCGTTATTGACGCAGAGGACTATACCGAAGACAGACCAGCTGCTATTAAGAACGCTAAATAAATTTGATGAGACAAACGAGGCAAGGGTTGACACACTTGCTGAGTATGACAACATTGTTAATGTCCTACGAGAAAATAGTATGTCTTACATGACAAGGATTATTAGGCATAAGAAAAAGCCTACACAGTATTATGTAATTCTATTGGAGGAAATATAATGGCAAAACTATGTGCAAAAGGTAAAGCAGCAGCTAAAAGAAAGTTTAAAAAATATCCATCAGCTTATGCAAACATGTACGCATCAGGCGTATGCTCAGGCAGGATAAAACCTGGAGGTAAAAAAAGTGGCACAAAAAGGGCTAAAAAAGTGGGTAGGTGAGAAGTGGGTAGATATAGCTAACCCCCGTTCTGACGGTTCATTCCCACCATGCGGTAGGAGTAAAGGAGAGAAAAGGAGTAAGTATCCTAAGTGTGTACCATCTGCTAAAGCAAGAAGTATGTCTGCTGGTAAGAAACGTGCGGCGGTTAAACGCAAACAATCTAAAGACAATTCATCTAAAGGCAAACCTGGATACGCTAAAACGTAATGGATATAGATTACACACCGTCTAAGATATGCAAAGAATTTATGATGTCCAACGCAAAGATGCGGACATTAATGGGACCTGTAGGGTCAGGTAAATCAGTAGCTTCTACTTTTGAAGTTATCAGACGAGCAACTATGCAAGAGCCTAACAAGCAAGGCATACGAAAATCCAGAGCAGCTATTGTTCGTGAGACTGCTAGACAACTACAAGATACAACAATTAAAACATTCCACGACTGGTTCCCACCAGGGATATGTGGTACGTACATGAGAACAACAAAGACTTACTTCTTTAAAGTAGGCGATGTTGAGTGTGAGATTATGTTCAGGGCGTTAGATGATTCAGATGATGTAGCTAACTTGAACTCACTAGAATTAACATTCGCATGGTTCAATGAGTGTCGGGATATAAATCCAGACATTGTAGATGCTATGTCAAAAAGGATTGGTCGTTTTCCGTCAGCTAAAGATGGAGGACCTACATGGTTCGGGATGTGGGGGGACACCAACCCTCCCACTATGGATACATGGTGGTATTATCAGATGGAGCAACTCGACCCCGCAGATGGTGTTTCATTTAATGATAATGGGTGGGATGTATTCAAACAGCCATCAGGTAGAAGTCCTTATGCTGAGAATGTAGAGAACTTACCTGAAGGATATTACGATACACAAGGTAGGTCAGATGAATACGTCCGTGTGTACATTGATGGTGAGTATGGACTAAGCACAGCTGGGCAGCCAGTGTACAAGTACTTCAGACCAGATTACCATATGGCAAACCAAACTTTACAACCCATAGCAAACGGAGTCAGACCTATTGTTATTGGAATGGACTTAGGGTTAACACCTGCAGCTGTTATAGCTCAACAAGACCCAAGAGGTAGAGTTCTTATACTAGACGAAGCTGTAAGCTTTGATATGGGTATACAAAGATTCATACGTACAGTTTTAAAACCTATGATTATAGAAAAGTATTCAAGTAATCCTGTGATAATTATTACAGACCCTGCAGGTATACAAAGGGCTCAGACTGATGAGCGTTCAGCTGTAGATATAATAAAGGCTGAAGGATTAAAAGTTATGTCGGCTAAGACTAATAACATATCAGCTAGGCTTTCAGCGGTAGATGATTTCCTTATGCGTCAAGTAGATGGAGACTCTGCGTTCCTAGTAGACCCTAGATGTTCTAGGCTTAAAGCAGCAATGATGGGTGGATATAGATTCCATAAGAAGAACGGAAGCATAGATAAGAACAAACACTCACACGTAGCTGAAGCTTTACAGTATTTAATGTTACACATTAACACAACAGCAGATGGCTTTATGATACAACGACGTGATGTTAAATCTATTGCGTCAGGTGGCTGGACATGATACGTTCAGATAAAGTCGCTTTACTCATTTGTGTGGCTTAGTAGCTAGTTTATAGTTTTCATAGTTACTACCTTTCTTGGTTCCCCTGTATTTATTGTTAGACAGGGGAATCTTTTTATACTACTCTTGAAATTAACTACGGGTGAATTAGTATGACATATAAAATGAAAAATGGTTCTAAGAACTATATGATTAAAAATTACGAGAAAGGCGGTCTTGTAAAAGTTACAGCGTATAAAGATGGTGGTAAAGTTGAGCAGGATGAAGAGTCTTATGGTCAAACTTTTATGGCTGGTAATAGGACTACAGTTGATGACCCACTTGCTTCGATAAAACTTGGTGGGACTACGAATGTTCTTAAAAGAGTTTTAGGTATGGACTATAAAAAATTAAAAGACGTTGGCCCACATTTAGGGCTAAAAGACCCCACTAGAGTTAAACCAGAACCAAAATAGATTATGGTATTACAAGTAATAAGCAACGAAGAACTTGTTAAACAGGAAAAAGAAGCTGCTGAAAAAGCTATGGAGGAAAGACAGTCTGAAGATGTTATCTTAGGACTTGCTTCTCATATGCGTGAATGCTGGGATGCAGCACGTCAAGCAAAAAAACCTATAGAGAATATTATGCTTAAAGGTCTCCGACAAAGAAACGGAGAATATGAAGCAGATAAACTAGCACAGATACAAGCACAAGGCGGCTCTGATGTTTACATGATGATTACTGAAGTCAAGTGTAGAGCAGCAGAAAGCTGGCTTCGTGATATCTTATTAGATACAGGAACACCTCCGTGGGATATACACCCTACACCAATACCCGAATTATCACCTGAGCATTTACAAGAGATAGATAATAACTTTGCACAAGAAGTTGTTAGGCTTGTTGAGGCACAAGGTCAAGCACTAAGCCCAGACAGAATGGCTGAGATAAAAGAGATGATAGCTCAGGACTATAGATTTAAATTATTACAAGCTGCTGATACTAGAGCTGGTAAGATGAAAATAAAAATTACTGACCAGTTTGCACAAGGTGGTTGGGGCGAATCGTTTAATGATTTTATTACAGATTTAGTAACTTACCCATGTGCTTTTATTAAAGGCCCTATTGTTCGTAGACAAAGAAAGCTATCTTATGTTAAAGACGAAGAAGGTAAAACATCTGTTCAAGCAGATGAAATAATAGCTCCAGAGTTTGAAAGAGTAGACCCATTTAGAATGTACCCAGAACCTGGTGTTACTAACATTAATGATGGGTATATGTTTGAACATCATCCGTTAAGCCGTATAGACTTATCAGATTTAATAGGTGTCCCTGGCTATGACGATGATGCGATTAGAAAAGTATTAGATGTAGGTAATGGGCAATCTTGGATTAACGAAGATGTAGAATTATCTAAAGATGAAGAAGAAAGAAAGTTTCATGCTTTTAATAGACCTACTGAAGTATTTGATGCCTTAGAGTTCTGGGGTAAAGTTAGTGGTAAGATGTTAAAAGAATGGGGTTTGGAAGAAGAAGCTGAAGAAATAGATGAAGCTCGTGAGTATGATACAAATGTATGGATTGTAGGTAACTATGTTATCAAAGCAGTTCTTAATTATGACCCACTAGGTGAGAAACCTTATGCTAAAACATCATTTATTAAACACCCAGGAGCATTTTGGGGTAAAGGCATACCAGAAATTATAGAAGATTTACAGGGCATATGTAACGCCGCAGCTCGTGCATTAGTTAATAACATGGGCATATCAAGTGGACCACAGGTTGAAGTTAACCTAGAAAGGATTCCACCTAACGAAGACATTACACAAATGCACCCATGGAAAATATGGCAAGTAACTAATGACCCTCTAGGGTCTAGTGCTCCTGCTGTTAGGTTTAACCAACCAAATGATAATGCTAATACATTAATGAGTGTATATGAAAGATTTAGTAAACTAGCTGATGACCATTCAGGCATACCGTCTTATTTGCAAGGCGACATAAATGTTAAAGGAGCTGGACGCACAGCGTCAGGTCTTTCAATGTTAATGGGGTCTGCAGGGAAAGGTATACGCCAAGTAGTTATGCATATAGATTCTGATGTTATAAAGCCTGTTGTACATAGACAGTTTGTATATAACATGAGATATGATGAAGACGAATCAATTAAAGGTGACGTAGAGATACTACCGAAAGGTGCAATCAATCTTGCAGTTAAAGAAACTGTTAACGTCCGTAGAATAGAATTTCTTAACGCAACCGCCAACGAAGTCGATATGGGCATTGTTGGTAAAGAAGGCCGTGCAGCGATACTTCGTGAAGTGGCTAAGAGTTTGCAAATGCCTGTGGATGAAATCGTTCCGTCTAGGGAGAAAAATACTTATCTGCAAGAGTTGACCGCAAGGCAGCAGATTGCGGCTGAACAAGCCCAGCAACCTCCTGTAAAAAGTGGTACTCCAACTCAACCAGACGGTAGCCCAAAAGGTGGAATGGATGCAAACACAGTTAACAACCGTAGCACGGGGAGTAAGTCATGATAAGACCAGACCTTGAAGTTGTTAAATCTTTAGCGGCTGTTGAACGCCAGCATACTGACATTGTAAAATGGTTAGAAGCGTGGCGTAAACATGAACTAGAGCAGCTACCAAATGTTACACAGAATGTGGCACACGCACAGGGACGGTGTCAGATTTTAGGAGAGTTATTGGAACTCATTAAAAAGTCCCCAGAATATACAGCAAAGTCATGAGACAGCTGTTTAATAACGCACACCAATAGGAGCGAAACATTATGGCAATACCAAAGCAAGTTCAAAAACAATCTGAGGATGTACAAGCGTTGTACAAGGAACTCAATGGCGAAACAGAGAAGAATGCTGAAGAGACTGTAGAAGACGTATCTACCGAAACTAAAGCTGAGACTGAGACTGAAGTACCCGCTGAAGTAACAACATCGACACCTTCCGACAGTGTAGAAGAGCAGGCACCCAAGTCTGAGACTGAAGAGCACAGTGAATCAGACACGCAAGTAAAAAAAGAATCATGGCAACAAAAGTACAAAACGCTACAAGGCATGTATAATACTGATGTTCCACGCTTAAATGCAACGAACAAAAATTTAAATGACCGTGTATCACAACTTGAATCTTTGCTAGGAGACCTTAACAAACAAGAAGCACCAGTGCAGGAAGCACCTATCGAAAAGTTAATAACTGACGATGATGTAAAAGAGTACGGGGATTCTATAGATGTTATGCGTAGAGCAGCAAAAGAAGAAGTAGCAGGACAACTGGGTCGTGTTAAAGAGTTGGAAGCAGAGATAGAGAAGTTGAAAGGAGTTGTGCCACAAGTGCAACAAGTTCAACAGCAACAAAAATCTAGCTCTGAACAGCAGTTTTGGAATACTTTAAATACAGAGGTACCTAACTGGAATGAAATTAATAGTAATCCTGATTTTCAATCGTGGTTGCTTGAGATTGACCCCCTAACAGGTATGTCTAGACAAATATATTTAGAGGATGCCCAAAAGAGATTAGATATTAAAAGAGTAATCTCATTCTTTTCTACTTATGAACAGGCTACTGGTAATGTTAATAGTGCTCGTGAGACCCGCAGTTCTAACCCAGAACTAGAAAAACAGGTTGCACCAGGGCGAGGACGCTCTGCAAAACCTATTGCTAGTGAAGGCAAAACATATACAACAGCTGATATCAAAAAGTTTTTTGAAGATGTCAGGATGGGTAAATATAAAAGCCGAGAGGAAGAACGTGGCAAGATAGAACGTGACATTTTTGCTGCACAGCAAGAAGGTCGCATAACTAATGCGTAATTAAAACAGGAGGCTATTATGGCTTTTGCAACATCACCAGGCAATCCAGCGTATACAGGAAACTTTATACCTGAAATTTGGTCTGGTAAGTTGATTGAGAATTTCTACGATGCTACGGTATTGGCAGCAATCTCAAACACTGACTATGAAGGTGAGATTCGTAGTATGGGTGATACGGTTAATATTCGTACAACCCCTGAAATCACTATTCAAACATACGTCAAGGGACAAACTCTTGCAGTTGAAAACCCTGACAAAAATAAACTACAACTCATTATCGACAAAGGTGAATACTTTGCTTGTGTTGAAGATGATGTTGACCAAGTACAAACAGACATAGCTCTTATGGACATGTGGTCTAAAGACGCTTCAGAGCGTATGAAGATTAAAATTGACCAAAGAGTATTAACTGATTTGTTAACTGATGTATCTGCATCAAACAAAGGAACAACTGCTGGAGCAATCTCTGGTGACATCGACCTTGGTGTAGCAGGTACCCCAGAAGCACTTACTACTTCAAATGTAATTGGTAAGATTGTAGATATGGGAACAGTTCTTGATGAGGCTAACTGTCCTGAAACAGGGCGTTTTCTTGTAATACCTGCTAAAATGGCTGGTCTAATCAAGCAATCAGACTTAAAAGATGCATCTATTACTGGTGACGGAAGCACACCATTAAGAAATGGTCGTCTAGGTATGATTGATAGATTTACAGTTTATGTAAGTCACAATCTTAAGAAGAGCGGAAGTGAGTTCAGCGTAATCGGTGGGCACACAATGGGGTTTACATTTGCGTCACAAATGACCAACATGGAAACAATCCGTTCAGAAACAACATTCGGGAACATCATTCGTGGTCTTCAAGTTTACGGCTATAAAGTTGTTAAACCTGAAGCATTAGCTACAATGATTGTTACTGTGTAACCTAGGAGGACTAACATGGCTGCATATACAGATACGCACGGCTTTAATAAAGGTTCTGCGGCACACCCTGCCAAAGGCGTTAATAGAGTCGGCTATATCGAAGTGGAATTAAATTTCGCTACAATAACAGCGGATAGGGTTACAGCAGGTGCTACGGCATTAGCTGCTGGTGATTCTCTCCAAGTACTTTCTATACCAGCTAACACATTAGTGATGGCTGTTGGAGCAACTACTACAACTGCAGAAGGTGCAGCATCAACGTTTGACCTCGGTCTTACTGGTGGTGATGTAGATGGTTTTGTTGACGGCGGCGATGCCAACTCAGCAGGAACAACATCATCAAACGGTGCACTTTTAAATGGTGACAATCAAAGTCATTATTTTGCAACTGCAGACACTATTGATATGCTTATTGGTGTATCAGGTGCTGTAACAGATGCTGCTGTAATTAAAGTTTGGGCAGTTATCGCTGATTGTTCATAACGTAAAACATATGGTCGGGGGGTAACTTTAACCCCCCGATTATTTAAATGGAGAGAAAAATGGCACGAAGATGGCTAAGAAATATAGTAGATGGTGAAATCTATGAGTGGGATGAAATACTTGCAGAAAATCCTAGGACAGAAGAAGTAACTGAAGAGCAAGCATTCCCAGAAAAATTTATGACTAAAGAACAAAAGGGTCGTAAACCAAAAGTTAATTTAGAAACTAAAGCTATACCTAAGAAAAAGAAATCTGATAAGGTAGAATTAGCAGAAGAAGTTACACGAAGTGTAGAAAAAGCTAGGACTAAAAAGAGTAAAAAATGATTTTAAATGACGTTATTACTGAAGTTAGAAGAATGATACAGGATGAGAATACTCCGCAAAGATACTCTGATGCGGTGCTTTTAAGTTTTTCAAACCAAGCTTTAAGGCGTATTGCAGTACTTAGACCTGATTTATTTGCTAAAATAACTACAATGACTTGCACAGAAAACGAAGCTATACAATCAGCACCTACCGATTCATTACGTATTATGGAAGTTTTTTCAGTAAGCGGCGGTAATGGATGTATAGAAGTTAATAGAGAATCACTAGACCAATCTTATCCACAATGGATGAATGATACTGCATCAGCTGCAGTGAACTGGATGAGGCACACAAGGAACGCTAATAAATTTTTTATATACCCAAAAGCTCCAGCTGGTCAAGTGTTAGATATTGAATATTCACAAAGCCCTCCAACTTACGACGGGACTACAACGGTTGATTTATTATCAGACGCATACTTTCCAGTAGTAGTTGATGCTACAATATTTTTAGCTGAATCAGTAGATAATGAACATGTTAATTCAAAACGAGCTGATATATTTTATAATTCTTTCACTAAGTCTCTTGCTGTTAATGCACAAAGTAAAGTAGCAACAGACACAGAAGAAGGTGGTATGATAACAGTTAATACAACAAAAACTAGTATTACAGAGGACTTAACATAATGGCTGGAATTAGAACATTTGTTGATATTTCAAATAGATTATCTCCTAGCGTGCCTGGGTGTCCTACGCCAATCATAGAGCAGTACGTTCGTGATGCAGCGATTGAAACGTGTGAACGAACTCTTGCGTGGAGGTATGAACAACCAAGAATACGTTTAGTTACAGGAGTTCATGACTATGCATATGAATGTCCAACTCAATCCGAGGTTCATGCTTTTATTACAGCTACTGTAAATGATGAAATGCTTACGCCCGTTACTTTAGATAAGATGTACCATCTATATCCTAAATGGCCAAATCAACCTACTACATCAAGAGCTAAACCTAAGTATATAACACACTTAGATGCAGACCATTTTTCTGTAGCACCTGTACCAGATAGTACTGAGAGCTATGATGTCAGGATGATTGTGTGTTTAAAGCCACTAAGAACGTCAACAGAGATGGATAAAACAGTTTTGGATGAATTAGAAAATGTTATCATGCATGGAGCACTTCAACATTTATTAGTGCTACCAGATAGAAGTTGGAGTGATAGAGAATTAGCTTCGTATCATGCAAAGCAGTTTATATTTAAATTGCAAGAACGTAGAGCTAGAGCTAACTTAGGTGCGGGAAGAGCATCTATGAGAGTTCAAGGTCAACCATTTGGGTAATAGATATGGCAGATGTAATTAGATTAGTAAAAGGAGATGAGTTACCACTCATTCAAATAACATTAAATGACGACGTAGCTAATACTGCATTAGACTTATCAGCGTCTACTACTTCAGTATCTGTAAAGTTTAGAGCTACAGGCACTACAACAGTTTTATCAACTATTAGTTGTGCTAAAACTAATACAGGGTCAGACGGTAAGATACAGTTTAATTTTTCTAGTGGTGTCTTAGATGTTGATGAAGGCTCATATGAAGGTGAGATAGTAGTTAGTTTTGATGGCAGTCTTCACACTGTCTATGATTTATTAAAATTTAGAGTAAGAAGTAATTTCTAATGGCTAACATCAGACTTGTATCTGCTATTGCCGCAACGGCTATATCTTTTAGCGTTAGTGTTAATAGTGTTAGTTCTGTAGTTAGTGATAGCAATAAGATATCGGCTACAGTAAATACGTCTCAGTTAGGTATAAAAGCATTTGAATTAATACCTACTCGCAGGCATGTAGATTCAATAACAGTAAGTGATACTCAGGTTTTTGAAGTAGGTATAATAGCAGGGGATTCTGTTACAACTTCTGATAGTGACCCAATATTTGTTGCTCAACTAGCTAAGTCTGATTCAGTATCAGCAACTGATACACCAAATAAAATAATAAATTCTACAGTTGATTTTGATTTAAGTGATGATGATATAGACCCAGACCCTATAAATGTGTCTGAATCTGATGCTAAAACATTTACTACAAGTAAGACAGATTCTGCATCAGCCTCTGATTTACCGTCATTACAACCAGATATACCTCAAAGCGATAGTGTAACGCCGTCTGAATCGGTCAACACAAAAGCCATAGGTACTAATCCTAGCGATTCAGCATCTGTATCCGAGGCAGATGTTAAGAGTGCTAGTATAGTTAAAACGGATTCTGCGTCTGCTTCTGAGTCTGACGCTAAAACAATTACCCCACAAGGGAAAACAGATTCTATATCAACATCTGATGCACAAGTTTTACAGCCAAGTATAGTTAAGGCTGATAGTTCTACACCATCAGATGCTGTAAATTCAATAACTGTAAGCATAGCACCTAGTGATAGTGCTAGTGCTTCTGAAAGTATAAATACAACACTTACATTAGGAACTCTTACAACTATGTACCCAGAGCTTGTTAATGTTTCTGACGGTACAGTTGGTTTTATATTTACTAGAAATGAGTCGACTACAGGTGTCATTGGTGGCCCAGGATTTGTAGGTCAACTTGTAATGAATGATGATAGAATAACTGAGGGTGATTCATCGAACGCTGGACTTGTTATTAATTACATATATACTGAAGTTGATGACAGTTCGTTGGGTGGACACATGTGTAACGCTACTCCGCTATCAGCTGGAGCTAAGACTTAAAGGAGATGGATAAATGATTAACGATTTAATTAAAGTAAAAGGTGAATTAAAACTTACCCTTACTAGTCCACAAGGAAATGTAAAACATGAGGTTATCGTACCTAATTTAGTTGTAACAGCAGGTAAAAATTTTATTGCTGACCGACTAAAAAACAACACTACTGTTATGTCTCACATGGCAATAGGAACTGGAAGCACTGCGGCTGCAGCTGGCAATACTGCATTAGGCAGTGAAGCTGGACGTGTAGCTCTAACATCTAGTACTGTATCAACTAACTCTGTAGCGTATGTAGCATCATTTGGTGCTGGCACAGGCACAGGTGCAATTACAGAAGCTGGACTTTTAAATGCTAGTTCAAGCGGTACCCTCTTATGTAGAACTGTATTCTCTGTTATAAACAAAGGTGCAAGCGATACATTAGGTATTACATGGACTGTAACTATAAGTTAAGAGGAGATATAAATGCCAGTAAAATTTGCGAATAACGCAGTATCTACACTAGCTTCAGGTATAAATGACTCTGTTACTAGTATAACTGTAGCATCTGGGGACGGAGCTTTATTCCCATCTTTAACAGGCAGTGAGTATTTTTTTGTAACTCTTATAGACGCATCAAATAATTTAGAGATTGCTAAATGTACTGCAAGATCATCTGATGTATTAACTGTTACTCGTGCACAAGAAAGCACTTCAGCTAGAGCATTTGCTGTTGGTGATAGAATAGAACTTAGAATTACTGCACAATCTTTATTAGATGTTTCAACTCAAATATCTGCACTAGGGTCAGACCTAGGATTAAACTCAAATGATATTACAGGTACAGGTAATATTAATATTACAGGTACTATTCAATCTTCAGGAAATATTACAGCACCCTCTTTTGGGGGAGCTTTAGATTTAAACGGAGCAGAATTGATACTCGATGCTGATGCAGACACTTCAATTACGGCAGATACCGATGACCAAATAGATTTTAAAACAGGTGGCACAGATAGAATGTCTATCACTACAACCGATATAACAACTGCTAGTGGAGTGAATGTAAAAATGCATGGCTCTGGCTCATCAGGTACACAAGCAGGTTTATGGATAAGAGGTGTTCCTAGAGTAACCAACGATACAAGCACATTTGAGCATACTTACATAAACTCAGATAATGCTCTTATATTCACTAAAGGCAGTAGTGCTACAACATCAAGCAATACAGAAAGAATGAGAATTAATAGTTCAGGTGAAATATTATTTAATAAAAATACTAATAACTTTGGAAC